ACGCAGCGCCGCGGAATATAGACGACCTCCCACCGCCCGCTCCACCGCCGTAGCTACCGCCCGTTAGCGTGCCCGGTAATCCTCCCCCGCCGTATGTCAAGGTGAGAAACTCGCCAGGTGTGACCGCGATGTTTCCGGTGCAGTTTCCACCAGCTCCGCCATTGCCCGCGGATGCCGACCGGCCACCTCCACCGCCCGCCCCTTTCACGTCGTACGCGATCGACGTGACCCCGGTTGGCACCTGAAAAATGATGTCAGTGTTTGGTGTGCTTAGTGTCTGATTTGTCGATAAAACACCATCCGACCCCGCGGCCCCGTCGAAGTTGATCGCCCCGGGCCCCATCCCTCGCCCGTCGCAATGCAGCGCGCGAAGAATCGATCCGAGGACCTTGATTCTCCCCGCGTGACCCGGTGTGAAAGTGATCTCGTTGTATTGCTTGTCGCCGGTCAGAGTGACGTCAGTGTCACCGACCAGGACGTTCCCGTCCGACCCGTCGCCCACTTCAAGGTTGCTCCGGACGCTGAGCAGGTAGTTCAGGTATTGCGCCGGGATAGGGTCGCCCGGGATGAACCCGGAAGCCACTACGCCGGCAGGCGGTTCGACCTTCGTAGGTGTTGCGTTCAGCGCGGCCTGGTCGCCTGTTAGGCCTGAGAAGTTGTCGTCGTTTGCGAATGCCATTGTCAAACCCCTGGGGCTATTGAGTACGTTCCGCCTACGCCCGGAAGCGTGGCTGATGAGACAAGCGCCAAGTGGCGCGCCGCGTATTTGAGTTCGGCGATTCCGAAGGTCGGACTGTTAACCCAGAGCAACGCGCGGAGACTCATGCTGACGTGCAGATCATCTCCCACTCGATCCACGTACCCAACCGTGGCGTAGTCTGTGTCCACATACGCCCCTGTTGCGCCCAGCGCCGTCGTCGGGATCAGTGTTGTGATGCCTCCGCTTAGCGGTTCGAGAGACAGAACCGTTACGCTGGTCCCGTCGAAATAATGGGCAACAACGACCTCGACCCCAACCGGGAATGCTGCGCCGGTAACAGTGAACACTGTGCCTGTGTCATTTACTACCTTGTAAACAGTGAGCCCGGTAGCCCAGTCGACGCCCAGCATCTTATATGCGAACGTTGGCGAACCCACGCCCCAAAACGCGCGAACTCCCGTTGCAGCCTGCCCAGCCACGACCTTAACTGCCGCGGTCACTGACCACGGAAGATTAAGCTGCCCGTTATGCGGTGTCGAAAGCGGTAGGCTATCCGGCTCCACGAGTTTGTCCTCATTAGCAGCGAGGAACGTTGCGCATGGGAGCCCTAACCAGTCGTTGGTTATGTCTGGAAAATTAGTAGATAGTGTCCGCAGGTTCGACCCCGCCACGGCTGACCAGGACCAGGACGGCGACGCCGACACGGGCAAATCAAACCCGCTTAACTGTGAGCTCGGCGTCTGTCCGAGGATAGTTAACAGGTCGCGGTTCGCCGAACTCATCTCACCCGCGCCGAAGGATCCGCCGGTCGAGCTGCTGAATCGGTTGCCAACCCCGGGCGCCCACACGACATCGAGGCCAACGCCGCCGGCGCGAGTGTCGCCGAGCAAACCCAGCACCGTTTGCATCGGCACCGTGCCCAGCCCTTCCGCGATCAGTCTGAGTTTGGCTGTCGGTATCGCTTGCCAGTTGACTACACCTGCGTGGAAGATCGCGAACACTTTGATCAGGTCGTCAACGTTGCCCCGGCTGCGGTTCGCCAAGGCGCGAGCCTTGACCGCCTTGCGGTAGTCTTCAAGGTCTAGCCCCGTGTCAGGCTGACCCACAAGCTCACCGAGAACTCGGAGCTGGTTTCGAAACGCCCCGTCAATCGTGCGAGTCGCGATCACTTCTTGCGTCGCTGTCTCGACTTCTTGCACGCCCTCAAGCAGAGCGCGCAACGCGGACGCGATTCTGGGCTTGCCCCAATAGCTCGGCTGAAGGTTTAGTATCCCACGCCTTACGATGTCAGTGATCGGGTCTAGGCTCATGGCGCGGCCGGAATGGTGGCTACCTTGCGCAGCTCAAAAGAGACACGGCAACCTCTTGTCGTTCCCGTGCTGTTTGTTAACGTTCCGCGCACATTGCTACCCGAAACGCTTATCCCGAAGGTCCAACTTGCAGCCGCGTTGGTGTAGGCGACGACGTTGCTTTTGATGATGGCGGTGCCAGCCGGATTGGTAACCACAAGCGCGCGTTCTTCGTCGAAGAGCACATCGCCAGAACCGTTCTCCGATACGGCCCGCGCGATCAGGTTGTAGCGGCTCCCGGTCGCGGTCGAGAAGTTCACGACATTGGTCCCGCCGCTTGCCGCTACCGTTGCGCCTGCCGCGCTTGCGGCTTGGTCGGTTGCCGCCAAGGTCGCCGCGATTGTGGTGGGCGACTTATAGTCGAGATTCATCGGCGCCGTGGCGGTTGCGGTTGCAATGAAGCCCGCTTGGTCAAGCGTTGGGGCGTTGATGCCTTGCGTGTATTGCTCTATCAGGGCAGCATCTAGGCTCATGAGTTCACCACCGTTACGCTGATGTTAGCGCTGTCTAGGTTGTAGATTTCTGTTTCACCAGGTACGATGTTGCTATCTTCGTTGTCGGGCGTCGCGTGCGTGTCGAGCTTGAAGATCGTAACGTCGTCAACACCGCTCACGCTAATCGGCGATGCCTTCGCCTTCAGGAACACAAGCGTTGTGCCGATTGTAGTTGGCACCGTTGCCTTGATTGCATCCTTCACGAGATCTTCACTCGTGCCAGCGGGGGCAAGTACCGTCACCGTGCAATAGAGCTGAGTAATCGTCGCGCGGTCGAAATCCACCGTCACTTGGTCGTCGTTGCCATCGAGAGCTGTCCCGCTGTTGGTCGTTCCGTAGGCTGGAATTCCGCCGGCTTTCGAGCTGTAGATAGCTTGCGCGATCTCGTTATCGTTGGCCTCGGGAATGATCCCGTCATAGACCACGACGTGCACACAATGCGGAGGGAGAGCCCCGACGGTGAAGTCGGTATCGTTCTCGTAGACCTTGACCTCTCTCACTCCGTTGACCGCCGCGACGTCAGAGCGAATCCCGCGCGAGCTAGCGGACCCCGCGATCGCAACGCTCTGCATGAGCCGCACGCGGAACGCGCCGGGCGACTCCGCGTCCTTGCCGTCGATAGCGTCCGCCGTGTTGGTGACTGATAGCCAGCCAGCGACCCGTTGCGCTATTACGGCAAGGCTTGCGGTTGGCGCGGTGTACGTCGCGCCCGGGCTCTCAGAAACGAACACGTTGCCCGTGTAGTTCCCGGCCGTTGTCGAGGCTATCGGGTCGCGATTGATCCATCGATTGGCCGCGTCCCCGGTCACATGCGCGACCAGTGCGCCCGCCGCGTAGGACTGATTGGCGTCCAGATTGACGGTCACCGAATCGCAGATCCCGACTTGCGCCGGAAGTCTCGGAAGCCCGGTCAGGTCGCCCAAGGAGAACAGCAGGAAATCTTCGGCGTTGCGCGCGTCAAACCCGTAATAAGCGACCTCTAGGAGCTGCCAGATCTGATCCAGTTGCTCAGCGTCCGAGTGCACGATCGCGCCGTAGGGGTCCTTATCGTCAAGCGTTAGCTGAGCGCCGAGCAGGGCGCGGACCCTCGCCTTTAGTTCGTCCAGAATGACGGCGTAAGGCTTGCGTAGAAAGCCGGCGTCGGATGCTCCGTAGGTAGTCATGAGTTCACTTTCATCAGCTGATCACTAGGAGCCCAAGTGAATCGGAAACGACTTCCCCGCTGGTCACGGTGAGCGAGTAGGTCACCGTTGCGAGCCCGGCCGAGTCTTGGGTGACTGAGAGCTCCAGGATCTTGTCGACCTCAGAGAAGCTCAGCAGGTACTGAGTGGCGTAGGCCTTCAGCGTTCGAATCGTTAACTTTTCCCAGTCAGTGAGCGGAACCCCGCTCTGCGTGTCCCAACGCCACGTGCCGCGAAGAGTCTCCCACCCGATCCGGATCCGCTGAACTAGTCGCGGCATGCTGGACGCGAGCACGAAACGCCGGCCGTCGTCTGAGATTTTGAGGTCGCCCTGGACAGGAAAACACGGCATTACACGGCTCCGATCTTCAGTGACGCGGTGGAAAGAATGACCGGCGGCGCGACTATCGGCGGGGTCGTTGGGCTCCCCGCTGATGCGCTTGTATGGGTATGCGTAGACTCCCAAGTCCTTAGCGCCGACAGCGCGGCGTCTACCTTCGATGCCAGCGCAACGAAGTCCAGGGCCAGTGACCCGCCTAGTTTCATTCCGCCGGTTGTGATCTGAATTTCCATCAGGCCGTCTTCGGTGCCAATCGAAAGCGCACCAGGTACAGCGACGTTCGTTAGCTGCTTCGGGTCGCTTGAAGCCGCCGGAGTCGCCGTTGCGTAGAGTCCGCTCTTGCGCTGGTAGTCCGCGGCGGACACTTTCCCGGTGACCTGAAACCGCGTTGGGTCGGACTTCTGAAAGTTGAGCTCGACCTCATCGCCAGCCGCAAGCGGCCACACTAGGCGATACCCTCCGCCGCGGGGGAACAAGACCGGAACATCTTCAATCGGCTGGTGCGGCTCGGCTGAATCGTAGGCTGCTGGCTGAACAACTGCGGTGCGCTTGGTCTCATCGTAGGATACCACGATCCCCGGGAGCGATGTGTAGACCTTGGCCATGGCGGACGCGGCCGCCGACTTGAGGAGCCTTACCTCGCTTGGTTGGTCGATTGATGCGCTCATGGGAGGGATGTCACGTTGTAGCGTTGTGATAGGTACGCCCCGAAGCCGCCCGGGGGCACGCCTCGCCATTCGACGCGCCAGTCAGTCGCGCCGTGCGTGTCGCCGATGTGCCGGGTCTGAGCGCAGATGTACTGCCCGTTAACCTTGCGCGACGCGACGACGAAGCCGACACCAGGAACCATCGCGGGGTTAAGCAACGCGGTCCCGATCGCGTGGCCCTTGTCATTGATCCGAGGGCTCGGCTCTATCAGTCCGGTGTCTGGCGAGAGTAACGGGCCGAGTGCGGTAAACGTCCCTGCAATCGCGCCTTGAAACGCGCCGTCCTGAATGTTCCAGACGATGCCGCAAGACCGACAGAACACGTTCAGTTCGTCCAGCGCGCTGTCGTAAACGCTCAGGCTCTTTTCGAGCTTGTCGGCGCCGCTCTGAAACTTGAGGTCACTGATGAACGGTACGCCCAGGAGGTTGCTGTTTCCAGGCTTCAGCCCGGCGAGCTTTACCATCTCTTTGAGCACGGTCGCAAGCGGGGTGCCTTCCGCGAAGGTCTTACGGGCCTTGGCACCCTTGTCGCGCTCGAGCTCTACGACATCGCCGACTTGCGCGCGAAAGATCCACTCTGGACCCTGGCGGACCGACTCCGACTTGCGGAGCACCCCAACGAAGAGCGAGCTTGCTCCTCCCTCATAGCCCGCTTTGATCTCGCACGGTAGATCCGGGATCTGCTCAAGCTCCGCGCGGGTGTCCGCTGACAGACCCCAGATCGCGACGTCCGCCCGCGGGGGTTCCTCGCCCAGCTCGCGCTCGACCTGGAAGGCAATGCGTAGCGATGGCTCCTTCGGCTTGTGCTCGACAAGCATCTCGCCAACCTGCACCGAGCACTCACGGCCCCACTGCGCAACGGGTAGATTCATGGGAGCACCTCGCCTGGCTCTAGGTAGAGCACGTGGCACCTCGACCCGAGGTCGTCTAGACCGGGCTGTTCTTGCGAGCCGTCCACAGAGAACACCCAAACCGACCCGGCTGGCCTGCTCGGATGCTGGCAACGCTCTAGCAAGTCGTGCCCGATGTGCAGCTTGGCTCCGTCAATCACCTGCGTCGGGTCCTCTGTTTCGCCGATGACCGCGAACGAGATCGCCCAGCTTCCGGCGCGCGCGTTGAATGCCCAGCTCACCTCGTAGTCTACGCCGGTGAGCTGGGTGCGCTGCGTCTGGTAGGGTACGCCTGACGCTGGCGGGATGAGTAGCATCATGACCCGGTGTTCTCCAGTGCCGGGTTAGATGCGCGAGCCGCGCCGCTTGCAGACGTAGCAGCTCCGCCGGTGAGCGCTTTCGCGGGGACAGAACCCGCGTCCTTAGGAAGCTTCATCGTCAGCTCAGCAGGGATCTGAAGCGCGGCCGCTGAAGCCGTCGAAACGAAGGTGATCTTTTTGAACGTCAATGAGAAGACGCCAAGTTGTCTCCCCGCGGCTCGTGAGTAGTCGAGCTGCTCTAGGACAAGCGGTCCCCAAGTGCGGCCTAGCCAAGTCAGAGTGAATTGACCGACCTGCGAATAAGCCTTGTCGAGTTCGTCATACAGCGCATTGATCCGGTCCGCGTTGGTCTTGCTCTTGAGTACCGTTGCGCGGAACGGCTTGGATCCGGTGTCGATACCTACGAGGCTGCCGAGCGCGCCGGCTACGGCTCCCGCGGCTGCGCCTACAGCCGTTGTAGCCAAGAGCAAACCCGAGGGCTTGAAGTTGTTCTTCGGCAGCGTGAGAGTTATCTGGGCAAGCTCCAGAGACGGCTTGAACTTGCCCCCGTGATTCTCGATTGGTGTCTGAGTCTGGTTGATCTCAAGCTTGATCGTCTGCGCGTTTCGAATGAAGTGGTCAGCGATGCTTGTGCCATCCTCAAGTGCGAAGTCTGTGACCTTGCCAGCGCGTGAATCCGTGAACGTTGGGATAGCGTCAACCTCAACGAACACGGCCTTGCCTTGCCCGACCCATGAAAGGACCGGGCCGTCCGCGTCGCGCGAGGGAACCTTGAAGTCGTCGCCCTTGGGCTGCGCCCCGAAGCCTACCGCGCTTGCTGCTGCGTCAAGAAGTCCCATGGCTTAGCCCGCCGGCGCAACTGAAGCCATCGTGCGGCTCCTGTCAGAAGTGAACACGCTATCGAGTGAACTGCTGACGGCGCCCGCCACTGCGCCGGGAGCAGGTGCACCGCTAACACTGATGTTTATGTTTCGCTGATCGGTGAGCGTCGTGCTCTGGTTCGTGGTCGCGTTCACGTTCGCCGTCGGCGCGCTCGCCACTACGGCCCGCGAAGCTCCACTTGCCACAGCTTCCACACTGACGCTGCCGGTCCCGATACCTACCGCCGCAAGCGCTCCGCTTAGCCCAGATTTCACGCCGTCCCAGATCGCGGTGAAGTACCCAAGGATCTTGTCACCGAACCCGGTGATAGCGCTCCACCAATCGGCAAAAGCTGTGTCGAGCGCGCCGCTTGCCGCTGCCATAGCTTCCCCGTTGCCAGTGAACGCGGCCCATAGGAGCTTGACCGCGTTGATTGCGATCGTGAGAGTGCTGCCCAGTACGGACAGCCCTGCGATCCACGTGGCTGTAGCGCTCGATATGATGTCGATAGCCGGCACCAATAGCGCGGTTAGGATGTTCGCCAGCATCGTGATGATGGGCGTAAGGTCCGTTACGAGCTGTACGAGTATAGGCATCAGCTGCTCGACAAGTGGCACCAACGCCACTGCTAGCGTGACAAGCGCCGGCACAAGTGCGAGGAACGCAGGGAGCAGCGCGTTTAGCAGCGTCGGCACGAGCGGGAGAATGGCCATCATTACTTGGGCCAGCACAGGAACGATCCCCTGCAGCACCGGGCCGAGCGCGGAAACCAGCACCGTAGCGACCTGAACCACTACTGGGATCAGTGCCGCGAACACGGGCATCAACTCTTTGAGCATGTCGCCGAACAGCGGCAGCACGCTCTGAATCACCGGACCCAAGCCCTCGGCCAGCTGCTGAACGATAGGGGCGATCTGCTCCGCAATCATCGGAAGCAACGGCAGCAACGTGCTCGAGATCACATCGATCATCGGCGCGAAAGCGACCAGCATCTCGGGGCCAATCTTGCCGAATCCCGCCTTGAGGTCCTTGACCTTCTGGTCAACCGCCGCGAGCTTCTCGATTGTCGGACCGCTCATTGTCACGCCGAGCGTGGAGAACTTGCCAACGAGCGCGTCAACGGCCTGACCTCCGCCCTCGAATGCTGGCGCGAGCTGAAGGCCGGCCTCGCTCAAAAGCTTTTGCGTTGCAACGGCGCGCTTCGCTGGGTCTTCGATCTCGCCAAGAGCTCCGCCGACCTCGCGCAGAAGGGTACCCATCGGGCGAGTCTTGCCCTCAGCGTCCTTGACGGAAACGCCAAGCTGCTGAAAGAGCGCGGTGAACTCCTTGTTGCCGTTGTTCGCTCCGTCAACCGCTGCGGCAAGGCCCTTGAAGGATCCCTTGACCGCGTCGGGGCCAGCGCCTGAATTCTTTGCGATGGCCGTCCATATCTGGATCGCTTGCCCGCTCGCTCCGGTTGTCGCACTGAGCGCCTTGATCTGGTTGGCCGTCTCAAGTGCCTGAGATCCATAGTCGGCTAGCGCGCGCGCTCCTTGGACTACCGCGCCAACGGCAAGCCCCGCGACTGCGCCGGCAGCGCCTGCGGTGAGCAGTCCACCTTTGGATTCTCCGCCGCCCTTGGAGCCCGCGGGAGAGTCATCGCGCTGCGCTTGCAGCTTTCGCGACATGCCGCCGACCGCGACTGTGGCACTCTGCGACGCGCTGACGATCTTGGCACGGATGTCGTTCGCGGCTCGCGATGCGATGGCAGAGATCTGCTGGCCCCACGTGGTGAGCACCGCGCGCGACTCGGACGCGGCCCGGGCCATCGGGTCCAGCATCGGGCGGACCGTGGCTGATACCCTGTTGGCCGCACGCATGACCGGAGCGAATGCGCTGGCGATGCCGTTTCCGGCCGCCGCCGCTACGCCCTGAGCGGCTTTCAGCGGACCGGCTAACCCAGACTGGATGCTGGCGTTAACCCGCCCCATGGCGGCCGCCGTGCTGGCCTGCGCGGCCTGGATCGGGGCCACCACGCTCCGCTGAACCGCGGCGCCTATCTGAGTCAGTGATGCTGAGACGGTTCTGGCCGCAGCGGAGGCGCGCGCCGCAAGCGGACCGAACGCAGTAGCAGCGGCAGAAGCGCGTTCAGCTAGCGGCGCAAACGCCTCGCCGAAAGCCTGACCGATCTCATTAGCGGCCGTGCCGGCGATACCAGCGAGCTGCTGAAGAGCAACACTGCTAGCCGTAGCGGCGGCACGCGCTCCACCCGCAACGCCTGATAGGCCCGCGTCCAGATCGGAAACGCGGGCAGTGGCTGACTCAAGACCGGCTTGGAGCCGGCTCAAGTCGCGGGTGTCAGCCCGCGTTGTGAGTTGGATGATGAGTTCGCGTAGTGCCATCGCCTAGCGCGCCCTTCGGGCGCTCTCCGCTTCCTGCCGTTCACGCGCGCGTTGCGCCGCGTCGTCAAGTGCATCTAGGACCACGAGCGCTTCCTCTAGTTCAATTAGCGTCCAGCGGTCCCTGATGTCTGCGTAGGAGTCTTTAATCCGTGGGTCCGTTACGACTCGCCAGACCCCCCAATCAACCCAGTCGGGAATGTTGAGGCGTTCCCCTTTGCCAGCTACAGGCTTAGGCCAAACTCTCCTAAAAAATCCCCGAACTCAATCATGATGCACCGGCCGAGCCATTCGACCTGGCGCCCATGCTTGCGCTGGAAGACCTCATCAAGGAACTTGTCGAGCGGCAACCAACGATCTCCGGTCTCCTCGCGCTTCACCTTGCAGTAAGTCTCAAACGGCTGAGCCAGCTCACTGAACTGCTCCGCCGCCGTTGCCAAGTTCGGCAGGTGTTGCACGATCATCCCGAAGAGCTGGTCCGGTCCGAGTTCAACCAGCGCGTCACCTTCGGACTTCGCGCTCTTCTGGTAGTCCGCGATTGCCACGACTACCGGTTGCATCACTCGGAGCACCAACGGATAGAGTTTCCGCGCATCCTTGACGAGCATCGGGGACAGCTGAAACGCTACCCCGCCCGCTTCAAACTCGTCCGGCTTGCGACTCATAGCTCTACGACATTCCCGCCGAGTGCCATCGTTGCCATCTCAGCTACGACCATGAGAGACCAAGTTTCCTCTTGGACCGTGTTGCCATAGACACGCTTAGGCGCCTTTTTGACCCAGCACTGCCCGGCCATCTTGGTTGAGCCCGATCCGTCAATGACGAGAAACGGACCAACGCCCGCGCCGCCCGTTGCCATCACATCGGCAGCGTGCACCGCCCACAGCTGATCGGTTGCTTTGCTTGAATGCAGGAGCTTGAGCATCGTTGGGAACTTGACGTCTAGCGTCTTGCACCGAATGACCAGGCCGTCCGCGGAATCAACCTCGGTAAACTGCTCGGGGAATTCGATCTCGAGCACGCCCTCTTTCGGGCGGCCGTCGTCAATGGGGATCCCCATCACGATGATCTGGAGTGACTTGGAGTCGTGGATTGCTACTCTCATGTGCTGGTTGCTCCCAAAGCGTTAGAAGGAAACGGTGCCGGATACGGCGATCTTGTCGATGCCAACGGACTTGACCGCGGACCACGTGAATCGAAGCAACTGAACGGATTTGTCAGACGGGTCGTCTGCGCCGTCGGCTGGCATCTGCACCGCGAACGTGCCGGGCTCGAACACGCCGGCGGTAGTAGCCAGGGCTCCGCGTCTCTCCGTTGCGGCCTGAATCAGAGCCTTACCGCGCGCGTCATAGGGCACCTTCTCATTGTTGACGAGCACGAGAAACAGATCCGTTGCGAGGTTCGCATCAAACCAATCCAGATCCCGCGTGGTGTCGTAGAGTCGCCCGCCTGAAGTCTTTGCGTTGTGCGTTACCCCGACGCCGCCAAACACGCCGAAGATCGTCGCATTCTTGCCGGTTGCGTGCCCGAGCTGCGTGCTCGTGTAGTTGTCTGCGTTGGCGACAAGAGCGCGGTTATTCCAACTCGAAGAGCCGGGAGATTGCGCTAGCTGCCGGCCCATCAGCGCGGCGTGCGCTTGCGTGGTCTGGTAAGCGGACGGAGCAACGCCAGCTCGCGTGTAAGCGGCTGTTTCCATGTCGCTTGCAACGTCGGTGCTCGCGGACGTGATGACTTCCGTGTCGTGCGACAGGCCGATGAAAAGCTTGCCGTTAGCTTGGCACCATGCGGCTGCGGCATTGATCTCTGCCTCTGAGTAGCCGTCAGTTAGTACGCCGTAGAAGTCCGGATCGAGCGCCTGACCCGTTGCGAGGTCGGTAGCGATCCCGGCGTCTGCTGATGTGTCCTTGCGCGTGAAGTCGTTTCGCGGGGTGTCGATAAAGAACCGGTCACCTGCTACGGTGGGAGTCACGGTAATCGTTCCTGTTACGGACACGGCTCCGACTCCGGCGAGCGCGTCAATCAAGGCCGCGAGCGCGGTGCCGATTGTGGTGGCCGTTGCCGCGGCGAGCACGGTGTACGTGATGCTTGAAGATACCCCAGAAGGGCCCTTGACCGTGAAGTCATAGACGTAGTCTTGAGAAGTGACCAGCGGCAGAAGCGTAACGGTCTGGGCGTTCGCTGCTGCGCGACGGTAGACCTTCACGCGAGGCGGCTTGACCTCTTGCGAGGATATGCTGCTCAGCTTGACGTAGGCGTCGTGCCCGGTGCCGATGCCATCGGCTACCATCGCGGCAAGGCCTGCGGGGTTGGTGTCGTAGGTTCGGACGGCTGGGCCTAGCGTGTGACGTGCGAAGATCGCGATCGTCCCGAAGCTCGCGCGACTCGCTGAACGGTCTTGGACAACCGTGTTGACTGTAATGACGTTTGAAATATCCATGAGCTAGTCCCTGGGGTGGTGTTGGGGTTAGGCCTCGACGGCTTGAGACTTCTTGTGGGGGTTCGCCTTCGGCGACGGGTCGGGCTCGGCAATGGCCGCGACTGGCGCTCCGACGACGCAAGCCGCGCTGAAGCCGACGACGAAGTCACTCCCGGAACGCGACGTCTGCACCGGGCCCGCTCCTGTGCACTGCTCGCGCAAGTGCTCCGCCATGACGCAGGCGCACACGAGACCCTTGGGGCCATCCGCTACGACCTCCACGCGGCCAGTCTGAGTCTTGATCTGCAGGCTCACCGCCGGCACGCCAGGCTCACCGGAACGCGCCCGGATGGTGGTCACAGAGTCGGAGTCGCTTGACGCCACGTCAACCCGCAAGCGCGGCCCGAGCTTGGCGCCCGTTGCCCCGATGCGGTTCGGCATGTTGGTTGCGGCCTTGATAATGTCTGCGTGATTCATTGGGTCGCCTCTCCTTATGGGCGGGTCACTTGGAGCCCGTCCGTCTCAAATTCGTCCCCGTCGCCGTTGACCGTTCCGGTTGCCACGATGGTGTTGATTACTGTCCCGTTCGTCGGGTCTATGAGCTCGCTCACGATCGCGCGGAACTTCAACTCGAAGCTTGCCATCGCGAGCGTTACGCCGTTGCGCTCAGCAGAACGGTTCAGCGTCTGCCCGATGTCGGCGATAAGTACGACGTTGCCTTCGGTGAGCAGGGCTCTCACCGCTGCGGTTCGCCATGCGGCTTTCATGGCTCGCGCAAACGTCAGGTGGTGCCGCGGGTGCACGTTGCCCCATTGCGACCCGATGCGCCCGCGCTGCGACTCAATGCGAAAGTCCACCGATAGCAGCGCGCGCTGGATCAGCGTAGTGGTGAGCGAGTCGCCGACCAACTCAACGCACTCGCTTGGGTCGTTGTCCTCTTCGGTCTCAGATACCACCGACAGAATCACGTGCATGTCGCCATGCTTCACGTCGGGAGACTCGTCCCACTGGACATAGGACGGAGCTAGCGATGGGTCCGCAAGCGTCGCCGCCATCCGCGCGGCATCGAGGATGGTGAGGTATACGGACATGCGTTCACTTCAGGCGGGTTTCAGCTTTGCCGCGTATTGAACCGAGCATCTGCGATGAGTCAACCAACGGGACCGCCGAGTCCCCGCGCTTGCGTCGGGTCGACTTCGCAAGTCCCGGGCTGAGTCGACCTAGGATGCGCTCCTTGATCTCACCCTCAATCTGGACCGCGACAAGCTCAGCATTCAGCCGCAAGCTCTTGCCGCCGTCTTCGATCAGCGCGTCAATGATGGCATCCTCGACAAGCCCGCCGATGTGCGCCTCATTCTCGTCGAAGTAGGCGCGAATAAACGATCTCTGCGGAACGCCAAAGCCGAACTCGTGGATCTCTCCAAGAGCCGCATTGGTCAACCCGTCGTGACCGCCGGAGCCTTCCGCTGCGTGAATCCCGACAGTGATCTGAACAAGCGCGTCGAGCGACGGAAGTTCAACGCTCTTGGCTATTGGCAAACGACCATCCGAGCCAGGCACGTCCTACGCATCTGGTTTAGGATCGTGTCGTAGGGCGTATCACCAGGCGGTCGGTACTTGCTCGCGGGGGCCCCGCTCCAGCCCGTCGAAAGTAGAACCGCAGTCTGGTATGCGATCAGCTGCTTGTGCAGCGCGCCGCACGCTTCCGCGTCGTAGATCTGGTGGGCCAAGTCTAGCGTGACCTGTACCGTTGCCTCGTCGACCTCGGAGAACGGAGCGAACCGTCCGTCTGAAGAGAACTCCGCGTAGGTGAGAACAGGGTCGGCCATTGTGTTGCGCTCAGAAGTTAACGCAGGATGCCGGGCCTATCTCCGAAGGAGGGGAAGAAGACCGGCCCGGTCCTGCTGAATCGTTACCGCCGCCCAGCTTCGGGCTGCTTCGCTTCGGACTTCGCTTCGGGCTTGTCCGCTTGCGCTTCTTCGGTCTTGCCCCACTTGAGCACCTTGGCTTCAAAAAGCTTCATGCTTGGGCGGTGAGCCTTGATCGCAGCGGCTTGCGCTTCAGTGCACGCGGTGCGGCTAGGCGCCACAACGTTGCCACCGGTGGCCTCATCGAGCTTGAGCTCTGCCGGTAGACAGGTGAGTTCAATGAGCTGCACGCGGCTCGCGCGGTGATTCAGAATTACTAGATCCATAAAGCGTTCCTCATTCCTTCGTTTGGTGCAAAGGCGAGCGAGTCACTACGACAAGCCCGCCCCTGTCTTTTAGTCGACATCCATGTAAGCGCATGCGAGCGGCTGGAAGATCTGAAGACCGCTGGATCGGCCATGTGCCGGGGTCTCGATAACCAAGCCCTTCCGCTGGGGGGGCTCTTCCGTGTAGGCGTTGTTCGCGCCGTACAGCATGACCTCTCTGCTCTTCTTGTAGACCATCGCGCGGACGCTGGTGCCTGCGCTTGCGGTCTCCAAGTGGAAGGTCGTCTCAATGTTCTTGATCGCCGGGTAGTTCGCGCGGATGAACGTCATCAGCGTGCGGTCGGCATTGGTACCAAGCGGCGCGTTGAACTTCTCCAAGAGCGACGTTGGAATCAAGAAAGTGTCGGGCTCAAAGTTTTCCTTCGTCGCGACGTACACGCTCGAATAGAGCTTGTTGAAGTCGGCGAGGATCTGATCCGTGGTAGCCGTCGAGTTCCAGTTGCCTGTGATGGCCGTTACCAGAGGGACGTTCGCGTCATTGACGAGCCCGGTCCAACCAAGATCGGTACTGCCCACCATCGCGGTGCGATCATGCAGGCGCCGAACGGCCATGACAGCGGCTTTCTTTTTCGCCGTGTCGAGGTGGATAGACGGGTTCGTTGCGATGCGAGCGAGGTCAACGACGTTGATGCTCCAAGCCGCTCCAAGGGTCTTGACCTGTCGAGTGTATTCAGAGCCAACGGCGTCAACCACCGGGAGAGTCGTGGTGCCGTCACCGATGAACTGAGCGACGCCAAGCTCCTTGACCTTGCGCCAAGTGACCTGGTCAACACCGGCTCCGCCGCGTGCGTCGTAGTCAATGAGAGTCTCCGCCTTGAGAGGGGCGAACTTCTCCTCTTGCAGGACTTGATCAATGAACTCAAGTTCACGGGCGAACACCGCGGTGAGATCGTTTGCGTCGAGCGTCAGGCTGTCGACTTCGCCGGGTGCGATTAGGTTTGCCAGGATTCGCCCCATGTACTGGTTGCGCGGCCGTGGCTGGATCTGTTGTAGTGACATGGGGGGTTTTTCTCCGATGCAAAACGGGTCCGCCCCATCGCCAGAAGAGGCGATAGGGTCCAGACCGCTATTGGTTCAGTGGGGGCGCTTACGCGCGGTTGACTTCGAGGACGATGTTCGTGGTGCCCGCTTCGCGGACGTAGAGCCCGGGGATGGCGGTCGCGTTCGCGGTGTCTGCGTCAGACCGGAATGCGCCGATCTCACCGGTGCCCTGGAATCGGGCGAACACGTTGGCATTGATCGCCAGCGCGTTCTCGGAGGTGATCCGAATGCGGCCGCGAGTGAGCACGTTGACCGCATCGCCGTCTACATAGACACCATCGCTCTGCCCGTAGGATTTGCGAATAGCTACACCGAAGCGAGTGCTAGCCGTTGGTGCGGCTGCGGGGTGCTTGCACTTCTTGGTGACCGCGTCGAAGATCACATACTGCCCGGGGCGAACTGCGCCCTCGGCAATATAGGTTCCGTCGACATCGTTGTCAGTGCCAACGAGCTGGCCAACAACTCCCGCTGATGGCTCATTAGAGTATGAGGTTTGAGACATTGGTTTTCCTTAGTGGGGGTTTGCTGGCGGGCTTATTCGGCCGCGCGCTGGAAGTCTGCGATCTGGTCGCCTACGGTCTTGTAGACGGCGCTTCGTGAGTCGGCGGTGGTTACCGCGCGGGTCTTGCCAAGCTCCTTGGCGTTCCGCGCCCGGTCTTCTGCGGCCTTGAGCGCTACGCGGTAAGCCGCGCCGATTGATTCATCGCTTTCGCTCGCGTGCTCGAACTTCGAATCGAGGCTCTTGATCACGTCAACCTTGACCTCACGCGTAGACTTGCCGCGCGTGGTGTACCCGTCGCCCATGACGGTCATGGCTTCGGTGCGAACTTCGACGCCTTCTTGCGCGATGCGCTCGACGTCCTTCGCGTCCAGGGTCGGCGCGGGCTTTTCCTCAGCCGGCGGCGCGTCGGCAGTCGGCGCGGGGGTCATCATCGCCATCAGCTTGGGCATCATAGAGACAAGCTCCTTGACCGCTTTCACCTCGTCCGCGCTGAGCGCATCAGGAGCAGCCGGCGGGGGCGCGTCCTTGGTTTCGGTGACCGGAGCGGGAGCGGGTAGAGTGTTTTCGGGATCCATGTGTTCGGCCTTCTGCGGCTCGGCCGCGAGTTGGTTGTCGTTGCTGTCGAGAGTTAACGCGACTTCTTCGCCCTGTCGTCCCCAACCCGGGGGACCCAAAGCAATGTGATTGTAAACGTAGTCTGTCTGGACCAGATCGTAGGGCTTGCCATCCGGTGACGTGCCCGATTCAAGCGTCCGCTGGTTGTCGTACCCGCAAGAGATCTCGAGCAGTTCACCCGCGTCGATCTTGCGTACAGCGCTCGCGTCATTGATCACGACCCATCCGTCAACAGACTGCGCTTCTTCGTTCCACTCCGGATCTTCAAAGTGCCCAACGGTGAGCCGCTTGAAATTCTCGGTGGTGACAGCTTGCCCGGGCTCAGCCATCGGGTGAAGCACCACGATCGGCGCACCCTTGAGCGAGGCCATGGCCTCAGGTCGCTTGAGCTCTTCAGCTGGGCGATACTCACGGAGCACGCGGCCAGAACGGTTGTAGTCATAGACCCCCGCCTTGCTGACCCTCGCGCGGATGCGTAGGCCGCCCTGTGGCGTGCGTTCGACATTGCCGCCGGCGTAGTCCAGCGTGCTCAGCGCGTAGCGCCTGGTTGCCACTGGAAAGTCTGCGCGGTCTTGAGTCTGTGAGGTCAATGATTCCTCTTGAATGATTGGCACGTTGGGGTTCAACGCGGCCCACTGAGCGAGCACGGTAGCTACGCCCTTGCCCATGTTGGACTGAAGTTCGGTCTGCTCGACCTTGGGCGCGGTGAGGTAAACGACCGCGTCAACTTCGAGCCCGCTTCGCAGCACGTCGGCCGCTCGCACTCCTTCGAGCACGTAGCGAGGGAGCCTCTCCGATTCGGATTTCACCGCGTCCGGTAGCTCTCGCCACGGCAAGTGCATCCAGTCATCGGTGTGCAGGACCGGGCGGTCCGTGACTTGTAGAGCCAGGCTGGTCTTGCCGGTTCGGGGTGCTCCGGTGATTACCAGGCGCGGATACTTGGCGAGCAGCTCCGCGAATGTCACGGGCCCGCGTCTAGCCTGTTGGCTACAGCGACCAGCGCGGCCGCAAGCCTGCGGATCGCCACTGTTGGGATCTCGCTGAGAGTGACTCGGGTTCCGCCAAGCGTCAGAGTTCCGTCAACGATAGAGACCGTCATCGGGCCCACAGCGACATTGAGCTCGCGAACGATCTCGCTCCGCCGCACGTGAAGAGCCTCCGACTCATCCGTGATGGCCCTCAGCTCTGCGACTAGTTCGGCGGTTGTGGGCATTAAGTTACTTCACCAAGGTCAGTTGTAGGTCAGTGCCCGCAACGTTTCGCGCGTACTTCTGGAAGCTTCTGAAGTGAGGCTCGAATTCAGATGGGTCTTTTCGTGCGTGGCAGAAGCGGCAGATGAGCCAACCGTTCTCACGTTGGTTCTGTGACCGCACATTGTTCCAATGGTCGAACTGTCCAAGTGATCCAGCTGCGTCGCGTAGGATGCGGCCATCAGTGACTATCCGCGTATCGCGGCACACCGGGCAGTCACAGCCATACTTCTCACGAACTACCTGGATGAACTCACCGCGAACACGCGCCGTGAAGTCCTTCCGAACGTTGATCGACTGGCTTAGCTCGGTGACGCTCTTGCTGAGCGCGCGAGTCTCGACCTTGAGAATATCGATGTCACCCTTGACCGATTCGATCTTGGCAATCATCAACTCGGCGCCCTTTTCGAATCCGCGCTGGATGGCTAGTTGCAGGCCGGAATGGTCAACCCCGCCATAGGTTTGCCCCGCCATGTGAGCCCGCACGACATCGTTGCACCACGCGTGGAACTCGGGACTGAGGTACTTGGCGTAGGCCATGGCGAGTTGCCAATGAGCCCAGGTGGCACCGGAACCGCCTGCCCCACCGCTCTGCGCTCGCACGGTGTCCCTGATACGGACACCGTGGTTTTCTGCGATGAATTCGCGGAAAACCTTAGCTGACTCCGTTTCGAGCCACTTCGACGGCCGCTTGCTCGGATCGCCATTGGCTGCCCGCCACATGTCGGTGAGGCAGAGGAACTTGTCTTCGGAGTGACGGACTGCGTTGCCGCCGAATTCGAGCTTGATGACGTTGGACATTCGTTCGGTCTCCTTCAGCCGCGCCCGCGCGCGCTGGTTAAAGCCTTGGTTGATTGGAGCCGGACCAAGAGAACAGCTACCGGCTCAGCCAAGAAAGCCACGGGTTTTAGCGCTTGCGCTTCGGAATGACCGGTATCGCCTGGCATCGGCACACGTCCGCGCTGCCTGGGTGCCCGCGGTCTTTGGGTCCGCCGCCTCCGCCTAACGGCGGGGCGTCGTAGCGCTGGACCGTGCCATCGAGCTTGCGGTGCCAGTCGCGGGTGTTGGAGTCTGGGACAGCTCGCCACTTGTACTCGACAATGCCGAGCAGCTTGTGGCGGTCCTGAGTGATCGATGAGTTGACCCGGATGACCTGACCCACCGCGATGCGCTCGGCTTGCTTTTCGCTGACCTTGAGCCTCTTGGCCACCTCGGCCGCGAAAGCCTCGCCTCGGAGACCCTCGCGAACAGAACGCCCTATCAGAGGGGCAAGCGCCCGGGCGACGATGCCCGCGATGCTGCGGATCGTCTTGACCGTCTGCCTTGCGAGGGCAAGGGACCGCCGAGTGCTCATCTCTGGGATCTTGACCCCGAGGGACTGACCCATCTGGCGCGCGTTGTGCGCGGTCACACGGGCAACTAGCGACGCGGCTTCGGGTTCGCTGAACTTGACTTGGGGCTCCAGGAGCCGCGTCATCAGGTCGGACTCTGATCCCGTCTCTTCTATGCTGTCGGTGGTGAGTGTTTTCGTTCGGTCCGCTAAGGTCTGGACCGCTTTACGCGCCAGCTGAGCGTGCACCCGTCGCGCAAGCTCCGATGCCTCACGCTCTATCCCGTGCGGGTCACGTAGGGGTTTCGGTTTGACCTTGCGCGGGTCCAGTTGGACCCGGGGCTTTCGCGCCGATGGGGCGCCAGAGGACCGACCACTGGATGTTTCCCTCTGCGTCCCTGACCGGTTGACCATCGTTGCCAATTGCAAAGTCCCTTGTTCGTTCGATGCCACACTTAACGCACCGGTTGACCACGCCGTGCTCGCAACGCTGAACCGCGAACTCCGTCATCTTGGAGGCCAGGGCCTCGACGGATGCGTCCGTCCCTTGGTCAGTGTCGGCGGTGTCTACCGGGTTCACCGGTTGCACGCCGGGCACGGGCGGAAGGATCGTCGCCACTGTGCCCACGGCTTGCGCGGTACCTGCTTGCTCGCCAGTGATCTCAGCAGCCGTTGCTCGCTTGGCCGCGAACTCCTCGATAGTCAGTCCGCCGTCTGGATCCGGTTCGCCTTCTGGCGTGTTCAGTAGTGATAGCCCGCTTGCGCGCCGAGCCTCGTTCACGGTGACGATCTTTGCCAGGTCGCTTGGAGTGATCTCAAGCGCGTTAGTCTGCGTCGGCGCCTCAGTCTCGACCGCTAGATCATCGCCATCCGTTGGGACTTCGACCATCGCCGGCGAGATCGCCTCAATCTCCGCCTCAGTGAGCACCACTCGCTCACCGCCTCCGGCGGTGAAGCGAGCCTTCGCGATCTGCTGAGCGGTCAATGCCCCCATGTCGAAGTAGGTCTGGTCCGTGGCCGCGTTCTTCGTTGCGATGTCCGCTTCCTCGCTCGGGGTAGGCGCCCAAAGTGGCGGCCAACTCACCTCCCAGCTATCGGGCTCGGCTCCTCCCGTGGGTCCGTTGGGCGCGTTGAACATGACGCGAAGAGCGCGATCCATCGCAGGCTCTAGTTGCTCACGCTGCTCGACCGCGACTTGCGCGTGCCAGTTCCTCGCGTCGCCTTCACCGGTCGCGTTGAGCCCGGCCGACGCCTCACCGAAGAGCTTGCTTGCCGGCATGTCGGCGGCTCCTGATACGCGCAGCATGAACTTGTCCATGATGCCTTCGATACCGCCAAGCTGAAGCTGCGAGCGCACGAAGTCCTCTGAGTCGGCGTCCACCACGATGGCTTTAATAGCCGATCGCACCTGATCAAAGACCTTCATGCGGGCCTCTATGAGATCGTTCTGTCCAGCCATCAGCATATCGCCAAGGCCCTTCCACTTGTACACGTTCTGCGATGAGTCGGCGAGCAACGCTTGCACCGTGGCAAACGTCGCGTTGAATTGCTGGATCGCTTTCATCGGGCGAATCAGAACCGAGCCGCCCCATCCCTGCCGCTGCTCGCGCTTGATCTTCGTCGTGTCCACGCCGTCGAACAGAATAAGCCTCGACTCGTGAACAATCGGGCGAACCGCTGCGCGCGTCATTGGCATCAACTGGTAGTGACTCGGGGCCCCGTAGTTCGGAAGCAGCGGGTTGCTGTAGTACCTCGAAGGGATCAGCTCCGACGCCTCGTACGCCGTCAGAAAGTGCAAGCGCCCCTTGCCGATGGTGAGTGGGTCAGTCTGCGAACCGTCATCGCTCCCGATGTAGACGGCTCCGCCGCCGTAGAGTCTCGACCACTTGCGCGCTTGCTTGATCGCCTTCGTTCCGCCGATAGCGTCGAACCAATCGCGCGAAGCTTGTGCCGCGTCAGAGTCAGCGCCTACCTCAAGCGTCCAGTCGGACATGAAGGATTCATCAACCACAGCGTTGACGATCTTGGCCGCGATTGCATCGGCCTCGTACAGGTCAGCAAGACGCGTCCAGTCCCAACACCACTCATCGCCACCCACGAATGTGAAGTTCGCCGACTTGTCGGAGGCCCCGCCGACTCCGGTGACTGGGTTGACCCAGCTGTCATGGGTAGTGATCATTGGTTAACTTTTCCTAGCAAGTAGCTCATCATAGAAGTCTCTGAATTCAGCGCCTCGAAAGCGTTGCCGAGTCCGTCCACATCGTCGTCCACCTCTTTACCCATGCCGGTGAAGTTGCCCACGATGTCAAGGAACGGGTATAGCCACTCATCCAAATCCTCAAAACCTGGGACGTCGGCAAAGGCTTCAGGGTCAGGAACGAACACGCGCCCTTCGTTCCAAGCTGCGGCCACTTCTGTCGCTGATACGAGCTTGTCCCCAGGGGGATTCTGCACCACAAGCGGCAGTGTCTTCTGCAGGAATTGCGCGGCGCCCTTCTCTGTGCCGCTGCTTCGCCAAAGCATCTTCCACCCGGGCCGGCGCAGACTTCGAGCCTTAAGCGTGGTCGAAAACTCTGGGGCCTCACACTGTTTGCGGTCAACGTGAACAATGTAGAAGTTCGGACTCTTGGGATCCCCAGTCTCCTCGCGCCACATCTCCACGCAGATAGACCAGTCCGCCGATGTCCGCGCGGTGTACGCGAGATCCACACCGAAGGCTCCGCGGTACTTGGTCGGGAGCTTGCTGTAGTAGGTCGGCTCCCGGAAGACCTTTCCGCCCTTGGGGCGCGGGCGGCCTTGGTAGAGAGCGGCCCATGTGAACTCCAAAACCTTGGCGCGCTTCTTTTCGAGTTCGTCAACCGGCCACTTCTGCGGAAAGAGTGCATCGCCTACCGCTCGCCCGTTGGGGTCTTCGGCCTCGGCAAGCGCCGGAAGGTTAATCGATTCCCACCCCTCAGCTATCAGCGTCCCGCTCAAGTCGTGCGGGTGCCACCTTGTCGCGAGTAGTAGGATCGATGCTCCCGGGTGAACACGGGTTTCAATCGCCTCCCGGTAGCTATCTAGAACCGTCGCCCGCCTAGCGGCTGAGTCTGCTTCTTTGCGGTTTTTGTAGGGGTCATCAATGATCGCGAGGCCGTCAACCGGTTCACCAGTGATCCCACCGTCAATCGACGTGAACAGGATTTGACCACCGCTCGGTAGCTGAACCATGTCGAGCGTCCCCGACGCCTCGACGCCGCACACTTGCAGGAGCCTGCGGACCTTCCTGGCGACGCTCCGCGCGCGCTTCTGGCCGTAGGTGATGTACGCGTGACGCTTGCCCGGGTACCGCAGGATCAACCAAACTAGACCGTGAAGAGTCGTCTCTGACTTGCCGTGTTGGGGCGGCGCCGAGAACACGAGCCGGAGACCTCCGCCCACCGCGGCCTCAATCTTGCGGCAGTAGATCCCGAAGTGGTCCGCTCGGAAGTACCTTGGCGACACCCGACCCATCAGGTCAAGCACACCCTCCTCAGCTCTCTTGGTCTTAGTGGACTGGCGAGCCTGTGCCGCTCGGCGGCGCTCCCGGGTCTCGTCCCGGAGCTTGAGCAGCCGCCTCGCTTCCGCGATAGCCTGGAGGGGGTTCGTTGTCGGCATCGTATCCCTCCACCACAACGTCCTCTGACATCACCATGTCCCGGGTCATCTTCTGTGACCCGAGGATTCCGATGGCCCCAATGAGGTTGTAGTCCTTCATTCTGTCGCATTTGTCGCGTGCCGCAATCCGCTCAGCCAGGGCTTTTAAGGCCGCTTCGTACGTGTCTGTTAACAAGTCACGGCTACGCATTGTCGCGATCTTGGCGTTTTGCGCGACGATCGCTGCCAGTTCGGGCTTTTGGCCCTTGGCAATCTCCGACCTTCTGCGTTGTATCGTCCTGATACTTATGCTGAATTTCTCACTGGCGGCGCTGTCGCCAAACAGTTGCCCATAGGCTAGCGCCTCAGCCATATCGTGGTGTGGCTTGTTCGGCGGTCGCTTGGGTTTCCGTTTGGCCATAGCCTCTACTCTACCTGTTCACTTTCAGAGTCTTTGGTACTGTTTGGTACTGTTTGGTACTGTCTGCACTGTTTGAACCTGTGGCCTCATTGGTTAGGACCGTCGCCGCTTGAGCGATGGCTCGCGCGCTCAAAACTCCACCTCGCTCAGCTCTTCGAAGAGCTCCAGGGACAAGTCCCGAATCCGCGATCGCGTGGTGAACCATCCACCGCGAAGCCTCCCGGTCTTGTCCCTCAGCTGGAAGCCAATGCCGGTGCGGACGAACATCCGCCGCACGCGGTCCGGGTCCCATTCCCCGCCCATGTACTGCGCCAGCATCGTTGTCGAGATCAGCCCCTTGGGCAACGGTTTCTTAGTCATGCGATCCACCCATCTCGTTATCCTCCGCCAGCTCGACCGAGACCCGGAACGTGACCCCGTTGCGAGTGCAGTAGAGCACGTTCCCTCCTTCGGCGTAGTCGCCTAGCCGCCAGCCTTCGAAGTCCTCGCTCAGCTGGTCACCTATCCAGTGAGCGAACTCCACGGGGTTCTGAGGGCGATCGGCGAGTCGTGCCGCTTCGATGTTGTCTATCACTGTTCTCATCAAAAAACCTTCCCACCTTCGCCCTGCCGGGCCTCCGCCTTGTGGTCTGCCCGCTTTGCATTGTATGCCATCTTCTCCACCATAGCCCCTCCGAGGTCAAGATCTAGGCAACCGGCAAGGTCAAGGATCCGAATCATCGCGTCCGCTAGCTCGACCTCAAGCGATAACCGGTGCGGCAAGTGGTCATCGCGTTTTCCCCGCCGCAGTCCTTCGAGCGCTTCGCTGATCTCTGAGTGAATGAGCGCCAGCTTCTCGGCGGCGAGCGCTACGGAGAGCCGACCTTCGATAGTGTTCGGCTTTGAATTTCGCATGACCGCCCGAAGGTCTGTCCCACAGAACCCGTACCACCCAGCCGAGTATGCCGCGTCGTGCGCATGCTTGACCAGCGCGTTCACTTGTTCCGCTATTCCGCCCGCACGGTTTAGCCGCTGGTCGCACTTGTCGATAACGGATTGAATTTTCGCCCGGAACTCATCACCGCTTTTGTCTTCACTCGTCATCGTTCTCTCCTTCTTTTGCACGCGTCCTTACCATGTGCCTTAAAGCGTTTACCAGGGACGACACTATATCCCACTGCGAACACTCTGTGGCTGCCCGTATAGCTATCGCCAAAGATAGCTCTAATGGATCGCGGTTAGTCTCGGCTGCAAGATCCAACAATGACACCTCACGCACCACGTGGTGCGCTTCTGATTCTGGACAATCAGTGTCGGTCAGTAACTTACTTAGCTTGATATCCGCCTCTATTCTACTGTGCGTTCCCAGGTCGAGTGAGCGTTGAGCGTTCTCGCCGTCAGCTGTGACGGTTATGCGAGCTCGCCAGCCGCTCTTGGTTAGGTAGAGCGACCCGGTTCGCGGGCGTCCGGTTCGCGGGCGCCCCGCACCGTCCACGGTTCTGCGTAGACCTATCGCGGCAAGTATCGCGTCCACATTTTTGGGCACATCGATAGTTCTATTAGTCTTAGGCACACCCACCCGCACCTTCTATGCCGCGCAGAATTAACCTCATAAAGTCCCAATCCCTGCGTTTCGCCGCTAGGTAAATCTCCTCTGGAATGCAATCACTATTGAGCGCGAATCCCTGCCCTGCAACCATCCTGAGTTCATCACCGGTAACGATTCCTGGCAACCGGAATCGTTCACCTTGATCGATTCTGTCATAAGCAATTGTTGCTATTGCTCGACCGCTCAACGAATATTCCCGATCGTCAGTTGGAAGGCCATGCTTCAGAGTTGCACCCGTAAGATCAATGATGACCGCGTGAGACTTGCCATGTGACGGTCTCAGGACACGACCGGCGGCCTGTAAAAGATTACCCACATGCCCAAACTGGCGACCTATAACCACGCATGCGGCCTCTGGGATGTCTATACCTTCGGTGAGAATATTGACGTTAGTCAATATTCGTGTTTCGCCAGATCTGAATCTTGATATGATGCTATCGCGTTCCATCGCCGGCGTGTTCGCCTCTACTGCCTCGGCTGAGACGCCTACTTCACGGAACCGCTTTGCCAATTCTACGGCGCCATTAACGCGCTGGCAGAATACGAATGTTCGAGCTCCGCCTGAATACCTTAGCCAAGCATCGATAGGATCTTGAGCAGTGTCACCCCGACTGAGGCTACTCGGCGGCTGAAAGACGATCGCTGGTACCAGGTAGCCGTCTCGGGTTAACTGCGAGTAGTTTGCGGCTACAACAATATCCTGGAAAACATCACCTAGAGGGGCTCCGTCCTGACGTTCTGGGGTGGCTGTTAGTCCGATTGTCCGCGCGCCATTGTAGCAATCAATGATTGTTGACCACTGTTCCGCCACGTAGTGATGCGCTTCATCGAGTACCAACAGATCTGCGACTGGTCGCGAACCTGTAGCCAGCAAGGACTGCACCGTTGCAACGGTGACCGTTTTTCCAAGTTCACAAACAACTCGCTCCTCAGCTTGATTCATTAGCTCGCGACGATGCACGAGCCATAGCGCCTTACCCCTTCGCCTGACCACGTCACGCACCAGTTCGAAACCCATGCGGGTCTTGCCTGATCCTGTCGGAGCAACCAAACAAATTGACTTTAAGCCATCCGCGAACTTCTGACGAACCGCGTTTATTGCGATTGATTGGTAGGCCCGAAGTGTCATCGTATCGCCTTCCAGTTGTTCTGTGCGTCCGCCAGCAACTCCCTTGCTTCGTCGTCCGCCTTGTGCAGTTTCCTTCGGACTAGATCGTCCGGCGTTGTGGCCCTTCGGTTGACCGCGGCCACCGTCCGAATGATCTCGTCGTGCCGAATGAACGACTCAGCTTCGGGCCTCGTGCGTAGCCAGTCGGCGATCAACGCCTTGCCGTGCGCCGTCATCGGGTACACCGCGCCAATCCTTCCGGCTGGGCTTAGCACCCAGCTCGAACCTATGTCTCCGTAGTACCTCGCGAGCACCTCGACCTGCTGCGCGCTCATGAGGCGGAGCTTCCGCGATACCCTCGCGAATCGCCTCATGCTCTCATCATCGGGCACGTAGCTAGGCTCGGACCTAGCCGCCGACATTGGGCGAGCGGTGAGCGTTACGAGCCCCGCCCCTCTAGCTACCACAGCCGGTGCAAGTGCTCGCCACGCCGGCGCCAAGCGCCCAAGCTTGCGGCTCGGGAACGACCCTCGGCCTCGGCACTTGCGGCACACCTGCGGCGAGTCGGGTTCGGTTGTCACGTCTGGATCGCTCAGCATAACGATCTCCGCGCTAACCTCTGCCACACTGTAGCCTGTTCCCTCGCACGCCTCGCAAGTCTTGGACTCATGCGCCATGAGTGCGGCCCGGTCGAGCATGCCGCCGAATAGGGACTTTTCGAAAGCGCATTGGCCGGCGCTGAAGTACCAGGTGAGTTCTGCTTGGTGCTTCATTCGTCGCGCACCTTACAAGAGCAAGCCAACACCTGGAATTCTCCGCAATCAACTTCAACCAGTAGCCCTCGCCCGCACTCGCACCACTCATCAAGCTGAGGTTCGCTCGTTCTGAAAGCGTTGAATGATAGCACCGGCATGATCACTCGATGCGGGAATATCCCTTGGATCTTCATTCGCCCACCTTGCCCTTCCAGTCCGCAAACGTCCGCAGTTCATCCCCGCGCCGATTGAACACGCGCATAGACCTCCCGGTCTTGGTGACGTAGATGGCCAACAGGTTCTGGCCGCACTTGAGCTGCATCCGCCTGGCCCCGTCTGGGCAGTGGACTTGCGAGAGAATCACCGGGTGCTCCTTGCGACTCGCCACCCGCTTGGCTTGATCGTTCACCTTTCCCATCCTCCTCCGAAGTCGTCAAACTCCGGTTCGTAACTGCGCTTCGGTCTGCTCAGAAAGCTTGCCGAGTGGCTATCCCAGTGGATCTTGAAGTCGACGTCCTTCGCTCCGTCCTTCGCCTTGTCGACATAGAGCAACCGCTCTTCCGAGTCGGGCGGCGTCCAGCCGAATAGCACATACTCCGCGCCGTGTGCAAGGTCCTTGCAGTCCCTGATGTTCTCTCGTCCCGGTCTCTCGCCGTCCTTGACCCCGGTTAACTGTGTGAGCTGAAAACTGCAAGCGTTGGCCCGCTTGCTCGTGTCTCCGTACAGGTCGCGTATGTAGCTCAGTTCCGTCCTTCTGTCTTGGTGATTCTTTCGTGACCTCGCTTTTTGCATGTAGTCAAAGATCACGAGATCGATCCCCTCGGACGCGCATAGGCTTGCAACGTCGGACGCAACGTCTTCCGCGTAGCGCCCCACCGCGTCTAGGTACAACGGGTCAGGCTTGGCCATGGCTACCACGTCAACGGCCGCCTTGATCTCCGCGTCGCTCATGTTGCGATCTCGCAAGCGGGCAGCGCTCACCCCGGAGCGCCTCGCAAGCAACCTGCGCCCGTAGAGTTCCTCGGGATCCTCGTTGCCAACGATCAGCGCGCGCTTGCCTTGGCTCATGACCTCATCAGCGATCGCGACCGCGAAGGAGGTGTTGTGAGTCACGGTGAAGTCCCCAAGCATGAAGTGAGGATCTCCTGAAAGGGTCCAGCCACAGAACGGTCCCTCACCGACCGGCTCGATAGAAAATCCGGTGCGGTCCGGGTCGTGCTCGGCGATGTCCGTTAGGCCCAACCCACCTAGTCCGCCGTGAAACAACTGCTGCTCAGATTGCCAAGATGGATCGCATCGCAAGAACTCATCGAGTTCGATGTCTAAAACCTCACCGGTTTTCGACCCAAACACTGTAAGCACATGACACCAGTTGCAGGTCCAGGGCGTGCCGCGACGAGGCACGATCCTAAACATGGGACCCGTTCCCCTTGCTAACGACGCAACCCGCCGGGGCTTGGTGTCCGGACCCATCAGCATGTCACCAACAGCGACATCACGCGCCGCCTTCACTTTCCCGTCGAACATCCTCACCAACACATCGGGCCCTAGGCACTTGCCCCAGTTCGTAACCCCGCCGACAACCCACACGTGCTTTCGACGTAGCCACCCGAGAGCGCGGTCAAGCTCCTCGAAGTTCGTCTTACAAACGACATCCGCGTCGTCTTCGAACTTCGTCGTAGCGGACTTCAGTGCGAGTTCCAGCGCGCTCTTCACCGTCGACAGCTGTACACCTACGCCGGACACGCTTTCACGCAGCGCATCCGCGATCATCTCCTTCGCTGTGTCAAGGTTACCCTCGTGCTCGATGGTTTGCAATGCGCGATCAAGGCCGGCGCGTAGCCTCACGAGCGCCAAGTGCCGCTTGAGATCGTCGACTACTCGCCACGGGTCAGCAGCCGTCGGGGTATTGTTGAGCACGTCGCTCACTGCATCGAGTCCGCCCGCGCGGTCAATGCGACCCGACCTCTGGAGCTCGAGCAGGCACGCACCTTCTGTCACCGGGAGGCCCGCCCCGTGGATCGTCGCTAGCGCTTTGGCGATCTCCGCGTGAGAGGCGCTTCTGAAAAGCCCGGCGTCGAGAGTGAACGCCATGCGGAACTTTTCGTTGCATACCCAATTGCTGAGCAGCGCCCGTTCCGCGTCGCTGTCGAATGCCACCAGAGTCATCGGAGCCGCCCCTCGAACCCTGGGAAGCGATTGTGGTCCAATGTTTTCAGCGGGACCTTGACTACCTGCCGCGTCCCCGCCGGCTCACCGGGGCGAGTCGGGCGCCGCCCCTCGATCCAGTCACCCACGATCCAGGTCGCGGCTTTCTTGACCCATGCCTTGCGAGTGCGGACGTCAGACGGGTCTGACCCAAAGTGGGTGTGTACTTTTTGCAACATATCCGGGATCGCCCATGCCGGGACCTGGCTCCCCGATAGCGCCGCCGTCACGTCTGCCACGGTGCACGAATGGGGCGAGCAAGGGACGCACTCGCCCGGGTTTACAGATCTCGCTCTCTCGGGAGATACAGGACTAGTGTTTGCTGCGCCGGAATTGGCACGCCCTTTCGTTTCTGGAGTCACTTGGTCGCCTGGGGTACCGACTAAGGCTAAAGGCTCTCTGCGTGGCAGTGTGGCGGTTTCGCTGTGTGAGTGAGTTTTCGAGTCGGTTTCCGGTCGCGTTAACTCTTCACGGCTCGCGGGTTCGCGCGGGGTTCCCACACTCTCGGTTAGAGAGTGATCAGGTACGGGTACGGGTACGGGTACGGGGCAGAGTTTTGCTTCCGTTTTGCTTCCGTTTTGCTTAAGCGTTTGCTTCTGTTTTGCTTTGACTTTGCCGCCTTTTTGCCCGGCTGAGGCGCGTACTTTTCGAGTCTCCCGCACTTGCTCGGCAGACGGGTTCCAGTCCAAGAAATCGTGAACCATCCACCCGTAATCATTGAGTTCCCAGAGACCCTTTGATTCGAGCTCTGCTATGGTTTTGCTCAGTGCTTTACCGCGCGGAGCGGCAGGCCAAGTGACTGGCATATCGCGCGCGATTTTCCCGTCTGTTAGTCTCGCGCAGCACTCAAGCATAGCCGTCACGTGCAATCGCCACGCGCGATCGGAAAGCGGCGCGATCTTTTCGTGGCGGTGAATTTGATCGTCGAGCCTGAGCCAAGTCACGAGTCAATCCCCCTCACTGGGTCACCTCTTCGAGCCACGCGCCCGGCGGGATATTGCGGACCTCCTCTAGATAGACCCTGATGGCCCCTCTAGGGCGGACCTTGCCCCTGATGATCTTGTTGAGCGTGGTAGCCGAAAGCCCGGCCTCAATGCAGATCTGTTTCTTGTCGCCGTGGCGCAGCTGGCGCTCAAGTAGCCATGCTCCGCGGTTGATTGTTGTTTTCATGACGCACGCATCTAGCACACGAGCCGGCATATGGCAATAGTGTAAATGCTAACACTATTGCATGTGGTAGCTAGTCCCCGATCTCCGCCACAAGGTCCACCTCGACATCGCCCCCCGCGATCCCCACGACTCGGAGCATGCCGAAATTCTCGTACTCAAGCAGCGCCGACATCACCGAGACGGTCCCTAGCGCGTTGATCCTCGCGTCCCCCATCGTCTCGCGGACGTGCCGCACGAACGGGGGCCCGCCCACCTCGATGGCTACCAGGAGCCGCCGAATGCGCGCGTTGCCGAGCCCTATGCCGGACTCGAACAGGGAGTCAAAGAGTGTGAGCGGAACACGGATCATGTTCGCTTGAGAGGCTTCGCCCTCTGCTTTCGGATCGTCTCGCAGGCGAGATAGATCGCCCCGTCAAGAAACTCCTCATGAGCCTCGCGCTTCCAGTCGCGCGGGTCGTGCTCGATACTCAATGGCCCGTAGACCTCGCGACCCATCACGAGGCGTTTAGCGACAGAGAGCAACACCTCGCGCTCGTCATCGTTGAGGCGCTTGAGCAGAGCGCCTAGGTCGCTCAGTAGGTCAGTATTGCGCTTGCTCATAGATACTCTCTCAACTCTGCCATCAGCTCCGGATTGTCCCGGACCTTTGCGAGAGCCATCTCGTAGATATTCCGCGCGCGTTGCCGGCTTACGCCTAGGACCTTAGCGATCTCAGCGAACGTCGCGCTGGCGCTGTGGTCATCGTCCAGGTTCTCGCCCGGATGCTTACTGTGGTCCCCGCAGCTGACCACGTTGCCGCCTAGCATGTTGCCAGACCTAACTTGTTTGACCGCTCCACAGTCGCACCGGCAGACCCACGATACGCCTTGCGCGTTCGACTTGTCTCCGGTGCGCGATAGCGCAACAAGCTTCCAGAAGCGCCTGCCAGTGAGGTCCTTAGCTTTTCGCCCACCCATTACCTGTGTTCCCTCAGAGCGCTAATCACAGCGATGTTATTCTGCAGCTTGCGCAACGCGCGCTCGAATATTGCACGCGCGTGCGCCTTGGTTATCATGAGTTCTTTTGCGATCTCCTCAAACGTCATCCCGGTCCCGCGAACGTCAGCCAACCAAGCGGTCTTCGGGTGCCTCTCGATGTCCCCACAGCTGACAGTGTTGCCGCTGGTAAGGTTACTCCCTCGCACCACGTGGTTAGTTTTCCCGCATGAACAATCGCAGAACCAGTGAGCATGGTTGCTCCTCGGCTTGTAGCACCGACCGGTGACCACCAATTGGCCGAATGATTGATCGATCAAGTCGGTGACTGTCACAGCGCGCCGCTCCAGATCTCAAAGTACCCGAAGCCTTTCCCAGCTGGCGCGTACTCCCACCAGACTTTGAGGTTAAGCTTAGACGGTCTGTCGTCCTCAATGATCCCTAGCCCCTTGCTCCGCAAGGTATCAATCGCGTTCTTGCGCTTATTGCTCCTAACCGTAAGGCGGTCAATCGCCAGCTTGGTCCACCCGTTGTCAACGTCGCCTTCTGTCGAGCTGAATCTGATGGCTCGAATCATGGGGCGCCCTGGAAGCGGGATCGCCATGGATGATCTCAGATGCGCAAGCTGCGCCGCGATGTGGCCCCGAAGCTTCTCAATGATCGAAAACTTCTGCCAACTTTCGAGCCGCCCCCACGGGTTATTGCTCGGGAGCAATTCGAGCGGCACAACGAAACGCGCCAGCCTGTCACCAATGCCAGGCACCCTCATGATGTGAGACTTGTGCGGCAGTTCCGATAGCGTACGTTCTGCCAAGACCAAACACTCCGCGATTGACGGCGGCGCTACGTGACGCTTGACCACTCGCCGCTGTAGCTCCTCCAATCCAGCGGGTGAAGCGGCTGAGGCTCGAAACGAGTGCGGTCTTTTGAGTTGTTTTGGGGGCATGGTTGTTCCGTGTGGTCCGGGTCTTCGGGTGGGCGCTTGGGGGTCACATCGAGTCCAGGACCCGAAGGAATGCCGCGATTCCTTGGTCATAATCTGACGGTGAGAACTTGAGCCCCGATGCACCACTGAACCACGGCGCCAGCCTCCGCAGTTCTTCTTTGCTCACCATGCCCTTGTTGGCCTCGGCGAGAACAGCGGCCCATATCTCTTGTTGGGTCTTTTGCCGTAAACCGTACCGCTCTTCTTTGACGTGCACCTCGCGCACTCGCTCCCATCGTTCCTTCGCCGGCGGGTCGAGTTCGTCGGCCTTTTCTTGCAACCATTCTCGCACGTTAATCACGGACCTCTCCGACAACACATCCGCAGCCTCGCGCAACTTCCGCGCCTGTTCTTTCTTGTCGGTCATCAACTGTTCTCTTTCTAGTAGTAGAGTTCGCCGTGTACAACAACACGATCAAACGATTCATCAATCAGCGCAAGTCGCGCGCATGCTAGGAACTCCAAAGCTTTCGCGTTGTGCTCACTAGCTAGTTTGGTGCCCTGGAAAAAGCTTAGTCTGGCAATCGCTACGTCAATGACACCCGCAACGGATGCCCCGCTGCTATCAAGTGGCCCGTCCTGCCATCTGATGTCGATGCCAACGCCCGAGACAGTGCCGCCTGCCGGCTCGTTCGTGTCCGTTAAGTGGTGCCGAATAACCGTCACAGCGCTCGCTCGATCCATTCTTTCAACTCCGCTATCTGCGACGAGCCGAAGACCGGCATGCCGATCCGCAAGGCCTCATCACGCTCGCCTGTAGCGCCCTTGGACTTTTCCCACTCGTCAACCATCAGCACGGCGTCGCACCGGTAAAGCATGGCCATCGTTCCAGCGGCGATCCAGAAGTCGTAAGGATGAGCCTTCTCAAAAGCAGGGTGCCCGGTGTTGGTGTGCGGGATGAAAGGGAAGGCTCCCATGCGCGCTACAGCTAAGCCCGTGAGTTCAGCGCAAGCTATGTTCCGCTCGACGTCTGCGCGCGTTGCGCCGCTGAATGGCCCGGCGATGTAGACCAGCGGCGGGCGCTTGCGAACACCGAATTCTGTAGCATCATACCTCATAACCGTCATCTCCTTCGTCGTCGTCACTGCCGCCAAACTCATCATCAATGTCACCAAGCGGCAACTCCTTCTGCCGCTCACCCTCGCTCATATCTCGCTCCGCTAGCACCTCTCCCGAGTCGAGCCGCACGTCAGTCACTCGCCCCGTCTCGTAGTCAAAGCGCCGCTCGCAGTCTACAAGCCGCATCTCCTCACGCTCGCGAATGGCACCGCTCAGCCGGCGGATCTCGGTCTCGAATTCCGTCAACTTCATTCGGTTGGCTTTGGCGATCTCTTTCGCGTCAACCTCCCAAGCGTCCCGCTCACTCAGTTTGCGGCTCATCATCTGCGCGCGCTCTTCGATCTCCTCGCGGCTCAGCGCGGCCGGCAGGTCCCGCTGGTACTTCTGGATCTTCACGTCGTCGCTCTTCTTCGGGGTCTTCTTCTTAGTTGCCATCTTGTTCTCCTTCTGCGGCCTCGTCGGCCAGAATCTGCCTCATCGCTTCCCGTCGCGCATGCGTTAGGCAGCGCTTGGTTACTTCGTCAAAGTTCGCGCAGTCGTCCACGTCCGGAGCTGTCACAGCGTGCGGAGCCGATACCTTGACCGCAAGCGATCGCATCTGCTCAACACTCGGCGCAGGGAAGTGCACCGACTCATCAAAGCGCCTTTTTAGCGCGGGGTCAATAATCTCTAGCCGGTTAGTTGTCGCGATGATGATCCCTTGGGCGCGATCCATCAAGGTCAGCATGACGTTAACCGTCGCGTTCTGCTCCTTGCTGCTCCCCGTGTTGCTGTCCCCGCGCGAACTCCCAATCGCGTCCAGCTCGTCGAACACCACAACGCGATTAGGGTTAAGCCCGTCGAACAACTTCCCAAGGTTCGCTCCCGTCCCTCCGATGTACTGAGAGACGAGATCCGGAAGGCTCACCACGTAGGCGTCTAGCCCAAGGGCGCTCGCGATGGCCGACGCACACGAAGTCTTCCCGTTGCCCGGCGGCCCGTAGAATAGCAGCCGGCTTCGAGGCGCAAGGTTTCGCGCTGCTAGCTGATCGCGGTATTCGAGCTCGACAACGAGTTCGTCAAGAGTCGCTTGCAGTTCGTCGCCCAGCATCAAGTCAGGAAACGTGCAAGGCCTCGCGAGCCGCAAGAGCCCGTCCGTCTGCAGCAGCGGAACGGAAGCGCTACCCGCGGCAGGTGGCGCGGCTTGCCGGCGCCTAGCTTGTTCGATCGTCGTCCCGTCTCGCACAAGCGCAAGGATTGAGTCCCGCACATGCGCGACCTTCGACGACCTCCCGAGCGCTTCAGCCGCGGCCTTGAAGGCCGCTTCGTCACCGCGATAGTGAGCGCGTAGAAGCTGGGTGACATGTGCGGCTGCGCTCATTCGATTCTTTCGATTGCATCAGTTGTCATTAGCGATCTCCCTAATATCACGGAGCAACTCGCGCCCGGCGACAGCGTGCAGCAGTCGCGTTAGGATGTTATCCAGACCCGCTTGGGCATAGGCACTAGGCGCGGGCGGGAGTGTGCTCATGATCAGGCGAAACTGTTCTTCTACTCGTTCCGCTTTGGCGCCCATTGGGATCATCTCCAGCAGCTCTTGAAAGATGTCGTCCTCTATTCGCGACCGCGGGGCAAAGTCGTAGTCGCTCACGGTGCCAACGCCTTTGGCGTGCGCCAACTAAACCCAGGGTAGCAGACCGTTGGGCCGCTGTAGCCCGGCTGCCAGACGAAGAACCCATAAGCCGCGGTGTCTGTTTTTCCACCGGTGAACGATGGTCGTTCAGCCAGCACGTGGATAGTAGCCGCCGGGTGGTCGCGCCAGAATTCGATCCGTGACTGCGACTCACAGAAAGCAAGACGCAGTAGGAATGCCACACGGCCGCACGGTTGCACGATGTCGAGCGCGTGCCTGATGTGGGCTTCGGCGTTGTTGTATGGCGGATTCCCGATGATCAGGTCAGGCCATTGGGGCCGCAGCTCCAAAAAGTCGCAACGAGTGAACTCATGGCAACAATGGTCCTCAGGGTCTCGGCTCTCAATGTCGACCCCGTGAACAATTGTCCGTGGCATGTGGGCCCCCACCGCCCTCGACCATGCGCCGCGCCCAACGTTGGGCTCCAGTGCGCGGATGGGTACCGGGTGATGCCTGAGATACTCAGCGACAAGCGCGTCGGCTACGGGCTGCGGGGTGTAGTACTGGTCGAGGTGACGCCTCACGCCCACCGGTTCATGCGGCGCCAGCGCGTAGCTCATCGCAGTCTCCTTTCAAATTGTCTCATCGTCGCGACCCTACCGTCGCCAGAGTATCCCGTGTCACACCCACGGCCAGTACCGTACGCGCTGATCACTCGCCCGATGCTTTCGTCCGTGCCGTCGTACAGGCACCACCGCGCGAAGCGCTGCAAGATGCGAGCGGTGACGCGAGCGCAAGCGAGTGTGCTGGCGTAGTCTGTGCCGACGATCGAATCGTATTCCCCCGGGTCGAGCAACCCGGTCGGATGTACCTGGCTCAGGCAACGCGCTTGCCCGTTGTCGCTCCCGCGCTTCGTCGAGCCGCCAGCGTGAACGCTCTTAGCAAACCGTGACTCGCCGTGCATCGTCGCGAGTGTGAGAGCCACTAGTCTGCGCTTGCTCAGTGGGCCATTGTATTCGTCGCCGGCGGCGTCAACCGCCATGGCGATCGTTGCGTATCGTTCGAGAGTGTCAGGCTCGTGCGGAGTCTGCAGTCCAAGCAGTAGGGTCAAGATAGCGTGATACATCATGCCGCCAGCGCCCTGGTTTCAAATTCTGTCATGACCGCCTCCGAAGGGCCCACAGCAACGCGCGGGCAGGGATAAAGCCTCCGCGCCTAGTGCGCTTTGGCGGGTGAAGGTACCGCGCGAATGCGTAGGCACTGATGGCGAATAGGATGACGGGCAGCATCAGAGCAACCCCCGAAGCACCCACCCGCCGAAGAATCCGCCGAAGAACGCGAACGCGACGACGATGCCGCGAAACCAAACCGCATTCCGGATCGCGTCCAGGTTGTTGAGTTCCGCGCGGATCTCAATGAGTAGGCGTTTCTCCTCGTCAAGTCGCCGTTTGATCTCGTCACTCATAGATCGCCGCCTTGAATTCCGGGTCGTCCTGCAGCACGTTGCGCAGCGACCGGTCTGGCATGCCGACCGCGCGCGCGAAGGCCTGCTGATTGCGACCTGCCGCGCGAAACAGTTTGCGGGCCGCTGATATTGTTGGATCGCGCAGCCACTCGACCCTGAGAGCCTGTCTCAGAGCCGCAGCCACGCACGGTGGAGGTAGTTGTTTTTTAGCCATGGGGCGCCATTACCACCGGGCGCCCGGCAGAGTCAAGCGCCGCCTAGGCGTTTCCTGGCCTAGGCCTACGTATGCACTCCCACTGGAACTTGTTTGACCGGCCTAGGCCTAAAGCGTCCTAGGCCGGTCGAATGTCTATTGTAATAGGCGGCTGGCGGCCTCACTATCCTCCCATGAGCAAGCGTCACCCATTTGAAACAGCAGGACTCGGAAAAGCGCCGTTTAGATTTGCCGGCATGGCGCAGCAAGATCGCGTTTATGGCCAGATAGTGAGCGCGCGCATGGCCAACGGCCTAGAGATCACAACCAAGCCCGGCGGGACCTGCGCCTATTGCGGCCAGGCAATCCTGCGGATCTGCCGTGTCAAGTCGGCTGACGGCCGCGAATTTGGCGTAGGCGTAGACTGCGCCCGCAAGGTCGACCCGGCGCTGGGCCGCAAGGCGGCAAGCGCGACCCGGAAGGCCGTGGCGGCCAACACCCGGGCGACGCTCGCGGAGCTCGTAGCGGCCAATGCTACCCGTCTAGCTACCGAGTCGCACCCCTACGCGGCAGGTCGGACCCTGCTCGACTGGGCTACCAGGGCGCAATCGTGGGGACCCGCAGCCCAGCGCCGCGCAATTGCAGCGCTACGCCCACACTGCAATATCTGACCACGCGGCCTAACCGCGCCTAGGCCGCTAGACACTAGGCGGCCCCTGTCCTATACACACTGAGTCAGCCGGGCAACGGAGCCCGCGACGGAAAAGGAACCAAACAAAATGAATATCGACCTGGACACACTGGACCTAGCGACCATCGAGATCATCGCCGCAGCTATCGAGGCAGAGGCGCCAGCGCTCGTGCTAGAACTGGCCCGTGAGTACGGGGAGATCGCCGGATACATGGCCGACGACGGCAACGCAGAGATAGAGTACGAGCACGCTACGACACGACAGGATGCCGCCGAGGAGTACGTCTCGGATGGCGATTGGGGCGATGAGTCCGGGACCGCCCGGATCACTGTCGACACATGGCCTATCTATCAGCTCGGCGACGTCCGGGTCGCAGATCCAAATGATCGAGAGAGCTGCCGCGTCGAGCTGCCCGCGACGGAGCCCGCGTGCTCCGAGTCCGAGCACGACTGGACGACCCCGTTCGAGGTCCTGGGCGGAATAAGCGAGAACCCCGGTGTCTGGGGCAATGGCGGCGGAGTGATCTGTCGCTGTATTTGTCGACACTGCGGCTCCCTACGTACGACGGACACCTGGGCTCAGGATCCGCAGACCGGCGAGCAGGGCCTGGATTCGATCAGCTACGCCGAGCTCGGTGAGCACGCATACTCAGAGGCGTACGAGGATTGGCGCGACGCTCAGGACGAGGCCTGACCTGTTCACTCCGCCCGGCACTACGGTCCCGGGCGGAAGGGGCAATTCAGCAAAAAGGAACCAGAACAAATGACCATCAAACTGAACGGAATCAAACTCAGCGCTGACGTGTACGAGGTGCTCGAATGGGCGGGATGCGCGTCCAACGAATGCGTGGCGGCCGACCTGGATGAGCTGCGATCCGGCGGACGTTCGGCGCTTATAGCGCGACTCACTGACGGCGCAGACGACCCGGCCACAATCGACGCATGGCGCGAATACGCCACAACGCTAGAGGCATCGCTATGAGCGACAATCGCGAAAAACACGAATACATCGCCAGGCTCAACAAGGCGCTCAAGATCCGAGCGTCAATCGAGCGCGCTAGCGCTATCCGCACTGATGACTACGGGCCGGACCGCATGCTGGACGCAGCCCGCGCTTGGGGCGATCCACAGTGGGCGATCGTCTGCCAGTGGGCGGGTGTCCCCGAGGCGTCGGATCTGACTCGCGATCTCGTGCTAGATCTGCTACGCGAGCGGGTGGCGAGCTCGGCCCGATGCACATCGAAGGGCGGGCACCTGTGACTGACCAGGAGGCATTTAACATCATGGCTGCGCATCTGCTGAGGCAGGCGGCGCGTTCGCGCCTCGGAGAGCACTGCGCTTACCGTGGCGATGGGGGCCGCAAATGCGCGATTGGGATCCTGATCCCTGACGACCAATATCGAGACGATTTTGAGAACAGATCCGTGAGCGAACTAATGGTCGACGAAGGACTCCCTTGTCTTCACGGCTTAACGCTCGCGATGCTGAAATCGCTACAGTCCATCCACGACTACCGTGACCCAATTGATTGGCCGCTGGAGCTTGTGAGTGCGGCGGAAGGCTGCGGCCTGAACTTTGCCCAGTCCGGGGTGCAGCCATGAGCGTGCCAATTCCGGCGCTAGACCTCGCCTACGAGGGCCGCCTCCGCAGCGTTCCGCCATCCGCAAATCTCGCGGAATTCCACCATTTCCGAATAGAAATCCTGCTCGCCAGCATCGAGCGAATGGCTTGCGAGGCCCCGCCCCCAGAAGGGGCTTGGTACACCCGCGCCGACACTATCCGCGAGCAGCTGGGCAAGGCGCGCTACGAACTACAGGAATTGAGGGCCGGGCGATGAGTAACACAGCTATTCGCATATTGATCGAGCAGCGTAAAAAGAACGACGCCGCGCTGGAGGTCCAGCTCATGCAGCTAGCCGCGGAAGTCGCGCGACTGACTGAAGAGCTGCGCGTCGCAAACGCGGACATAGCTCGATATGTGGGGGAGTGGTTATGAAATTCTACAACGTACACGACGGATCCGGCCTGCGCTGTCCAGATTGGTGCGAGTGCGCGATTTGCAATCAACCGCTACAGCTCGACCGCGCTGTTCCGTTGTTCGATCCGGGCTGGGCTTACCGTGACCCGACTTGTCATACGGACGACGGGCGGCCGGTGTGCTCGGAGTGTATCGACGAGCTTGATTTGTTTGATGGCGGGACTGTGATGATTAACGAGTGGGCGGAGCCGAGGGTGCAAGCATGACCAAAACTATGTATGTGGCCAGATCGTGGGGGCCAAGTATCGGGGCCGTTCAGGTCGAGCGCGAGAGCGCGCACTATGTGACGATCGTTGGTGAGACCCGGAGGATCGCAAAACGCGCCGAGTCCGAATCCGTATTTGATACGTACGATTCGGCTTACGAGCACATCCGATCGGAGCTCGCAAAGCGAGTGCGTGCGACTAACGCCGAATGCGTGACGGCTCAAGAGAAGCTCAATAAATTTGTAACAGAGTGGCGAACGCGATGGGCCGCAAGCTGACGCTTGACTTGTTCACCGCCGACATAGTACTAGCAAACGCTTGGGCGGAACAGCCCGCGCAAGCTTGACAACCAAAACGAAAGGGACCAGCAACGATGCAAACTGTACCGGGTGGAAGCGACAAGGGAAAACCGTGGAGCGAGATAGACGAAAAGGCGATCACATACTGGGCCGAGAAGGCCACTAATCCAGCTGCTAAAGCGGCCGCACAGGAGGAACTCAGGCGCAGAACTTCCGGCGGGGGTGAACAGTCTGGACAGTCGTCGCTAGCTGAACGGCCTCGGGATGAGCCTAGGCCTCAGCCGGCGCAGCGACCTCAACCAACCGCGCTTGCGGTAGCGCCTGTGCCCAAGTCTCTAGGTCGCGCGATGCATGACCCTGGCGCGGTGAATGAACAGCTCGTGAAGCTGGCCGAGAGCTATCATCTCGTCTCCCCCGTGACTCGTTTCGACAGCTTGCCCGAGGGGTTCGGGGTCTCATTTTCGATGGTGCAGATCAATCCAGACCCGAACGCGGGCGAGGTCTACAAGGTCGACGGCGGGAAGCTCGCGCTATCGCACAACGCGCTTAACCGGATCGCCGCAGCCGCTGAACTGAGCTGGGACGCGGAGAGAAGCCGACGGCTCGATGATGGCTCGGACTCGTGTTATTGTCACTATCGAGCAGTGGGGTACGTGCGCAGCTCGGACGGGTCCCCGCGGACTGTGACGGGTGAGGTCGAGATCGATATGCGCCCCGGGTCGCCCGACGTCAAGGCTGCGAAGTCGGACACTCAGATCTCTCAGGTGCGCCGCTTTATTCTCAGGCACGCTGAAAGCAAAGCGAAGAATCGCGCGATCTCATGCATGGGCGTCAAGCGCTCGTACATGCCGGACGAACTACGCAAGCCGTTTGCCGTGACTCGCCTTCAGTTCACGGGTCACTCCGACGACCCCGATCTCCGCCGCGAATTCGCTCGCATCCGGGCCGAGCAGGTCATGGGAGCTCACCGCGCACTGTACGGAGCCGCTCCCCGCGCTGCGCTACCGCCGAGCGACGGCATGGCGCCACACGCGCCGCCCCCGCTTGACGCGGCTTTCGCGGTCAGCGACGACGGCGAAGTCTTTGATGAAGAGGGGCGGTACTGATGCGCGTCTTGGCCTCAGGGGATCTGCACATCGATGCGGACGGTCCCCGCTCGAAAGAGTGCGCGCGCATCCTGGATTGGATCAACGTGCAGATCGAAACGCTGAAGCCCGACGCGTACCTCTGCACGGGCGACGTCTATCACGCGGCGAGCACGCCCGCGGATCGGCTTCTGGCGGCCGAGCACTTCACGCGGTCGGCGAAGGTCTGCCCGGTGTTCATCGCACGTGGCAACCACGACAAGCTGAGCGACTTGGAGATCATCGGTCGGCTCAGTAGCGACTTCCCGATCGTCGTCGAAGAGGGAGCCGGAATCCACATCGCCGGCGATGGCTCGATTGCGATTATGGCATGGCCGAACCGTGCAAGCTTGTCCGCGATGCTTGGGCGCCCGATTGGCTCCGAAGGTCTGGACGATGCGGCGCGGGTCGCAATGCGCGAGGTGCTCAAAGGGTTCTCTGATTCGTGGTGGCGCGGAGAAAACTCCCCCAAGATCCTGCTGGGCCACTTCATGTGCGACGGCTCGGTGACATCAACGGGGCAACCACTGATCGGCGCGGAGCTTTCGGTGGGCACCGCCGACCTTGATCTGGCAGGTGCCGACGTAGTGATCATGGGACACATCCACAAGCCGCAAGAGTTCGATGCCGGCACACAATGCCCCAAGTACTATTGCGGTTCGCCCTATCGCACGGCGTTTGGTGAGGTCGAGCAGAAGAGCGTCCTACTCGTAGAGTTCAGCGCGAGCGGGCGTAGCATCACGCGGGTCCCAACGCCTTGCACGCAGATGGTGCTTTGCGAACTGACTTGGGACGGTAGCGGTTTATCACACCCGTGCGACGGGTGGGGCGGTCAAGGGTGCGAGGTTCGATTGCGCTACAGCGTCCCAAGCGACTGCCGGGAAAAGGCTCGGCACCAGGCGGAAGGGTGGCGCGCAGAGATGTTGCGCAAAGGCGCGAGTTCCGTTAAGCTCGATGAGCGCGTCGAAACGACATCGCGCGCGAGGGACGGCGCTGCAGAAGTGGCGCAGGCCGTCAGCTTGCAAAAGAAGCTTGACGGCTACTGGCTGATGCGGGGCGACGTCCCGCCGAATGAACGGCGCGCGGCGCTGATGCAAAAAGTGAACGAGCTACAGGAGGCACAATGAGAAACCCAGAAAAAACATTCGAAAAACGTATAGCGCAGGGCGAACTCTACATCACTCGCGTGGAGTCTATCCCGCCGAGTTTCACAGCTTCGACGCGAGGTGAGCTAATCGTTGGACACTCCGAAACCGGCCACCACCATGTGATCAGGGACGGCGTGACCATGTTTGACGCCGAACCTCGCGACCCGTCAGTTTGCTATCTGCAAGTTGATGATACGCTGAAGGGCCCGGCAGCTCTGGAGCACCTGAAGAGTTACGCTCCTGTCCACCCGACGGTGTTGCTGAAACCCGGCGCGGTCTATCGCGTGCGGCGCGCTCGCCAGAAGACTCCGAGCGGATGGGAGATGGCTCGTGATTGATTACCTAACGCCTGAGCAGCTCGCTCTCATGAGCGTGGTCGCGAACGAATGGATCGAACGGTCTAGGACTTGGAGACCGGTAAACATAGACAACGTAAGGGGCGCCCTGCCGTTGCTATACAGTGGAATGCCTGCGCCGCTAATTATCGCATTGCCGTCTCCAATGGCTGCGCAGCGGCATGCCAACGTGAGCGCCAACGTGGACGACAACGTGAGCGCCAACGTGCGCGCCAACGTGCGCGCCAACGTGGACGCCAACGTGGACGCCAACGTGTACGCCAACGTGCGCGCCAACGTGTACGCCAACGTGTACGCCAACGTGTGCGCCAACGTGTGCGCCAACGTGGACGACAACGTGAGCGCCAACGTGGACGCCAACGTGCGCGCCAACGTGCGCAAGAACGTGTACGCCAACGTGTACGACAACGTGCACGCCAACGTGCGCACCAACGTGGACGACAACGTGGACGACAACGTGAGCACCAACGTGCGCGAGAACGTGGACGCCAACGTGAGCGCCAACGTGAGCGACAACGTGTACGCCAACGTGAGCACCAACGTGGACGCCAACGT